ATGGTGCAGACTATCAAGGATTATCATCCTGCGGCAGGTAATATCCTTGAAAGTGTTTTTGGTGATGGCTCGCAAGCAAAGTCAATCCAAGAGCAATACAAGGAATTGCGTCAAGCTATCTTAGACCTCTATCAAGCACAACAAATCGTAGCGAATAATGCAAGCCTTGTTCAAGACGCAAACGATGCAACTGATGGGTGGTTTGATGATTCTTTAACGGAGAATATCAACGATTACTCTGCGGCAGTTAATAGAATGCGCAAAGCACAAGATGATGCAGTTGCGAGTGGTATCAATCTGCAAAATTCATTGCAGAATATAGGAAAACATTTCCCCGAACTTGCACAACAAATGCAAGGCAAGTCTCTCGTTGAGCAATTGCAAACATTGCAGAAATATTATAAATCAGCAAGCGCTTCAATCAGAATAGACCTTTATCAATACATCAAGATGAACGAGAGAATCCGTGAATACATCAACGAGGCGATTAACGCAGGCTATGATTTTGACAAATTGCTCCCCGATATTGATACATGGGTAAACTATACCAAGCAAGTCTTGTCGCAACAAGGCTATGACTTTTCAAAAACGCTCACAGGCGCACAAGAAAACGCTGTTAGAACAATGGTTAAATCACTTGTTGATAGCGCAAAAGATGCAGCACCCGAAGTTCGCTCTGAAATCGAAAAAGAGTTGCTCAAAAAGTTCAACATCAGTGTCGCAATTGACTTTGAAGGTTCTGAAAAAGCAATTGAGCAATGGAAAGAGCATTTGAAGACAAGTTTGCAAGGTAAGTTTGATACGACAATCAATGCAGCAGCAGATTACACTTCAGTTGTCGATGCAGTGCGCAAATCATACAAGACAGCTAAAGAAGAGGCTAACAAGTTAGAACCCGTTTTGCTTAAAGCAGGTATTAAGTTTACAGCCGGAAAGAAAATCGAAGGTGTAACAATGTACGCAGACCAACGTCAGCGCGAACTCATTGAGCAATATAACAACTATGTTGACACAATCAATGCAGCAATTGAAGGCTCACAAACAGAAGGTTTTAGTCTTGAAACTGAAAAGCAACAACGTGCAGCAGCCAAGCAAGCAGAAAGCGCACTGACAAAACGCCTGAAAGAACGCCTTTCTTTGCTCAAATCAGCATACTCAGAGTATCAGCGTTGGAGTGAACTTATCGGCAAAGATGAGGCAATTAAAAAGCTCAAAGAAAGCAACGTTTATTCTGCGCTATTTTCTGACAAAAATTTCAACATTGAAGAACTCCGCGCAAACATCGTTAAGTTAGTCAAAGAGGCAAAGGCAGCGTTGAAAGACATATCAGCGCAATCTTTTGCACGTCAAGGCGAAGAAGAATTACTTAAATTCGACTATGATGCAACGAAGACTGACCTCGATAAAGCAAAGCAAGTCATTGAGAAATTCGTATCAGATACAACCGACCAATGGAAGTTGTACGATGATATTCTCACCAAGACAGGCAATGAAGAATACGCTAAACTTGCCTTTTCTAACACAGGCGTATGGGATGAAGCAGCAAGTGCAATGCGCACACGTCTTGAACAAGAAATGGCTAAAGCTAAATTCTCACCCGATACAATCATTGATTGGAATATGGATGAGGGCGCAGCAAAGATATTCTTTAATAACAATGAGGCGTTACTCAAGTTGTATCAAGAAATCCAAAAGCAGATTAAAGCTAATGCGCGTACAATCTTAACCGAAGGCGCAGCGGCAATGGCATCGCAATACGACAAAGAGGAACAAATCAAGCGTTTAGAGGAACAAATCAGCAAGTTGCGCAAAAAGTTGGCTGAAAATCCCGACCTCGCAGATGGCATCAATGCGCAAATTGAGCAACTGACTGAAAACATCAACCAACTTAAGAGTGAATTATTTTCACTTTCGCCACTCTATGAGCAAATCTTTGGCTCAATGGAGTATCAAGATTGGGGCGCAGTTAACAAGGCGGCTAAACTTGCAAAAACACTCGTTAAGAACTCCAATCCTATAAAGAATGGAAAAGCCAAACCTTCCGCTTACTCGACATTCTATATGGATAATGGCGAAAAGAAAGAAATTATTCTCACAGAGGCACAACTTAAGAAATTACGCGAATCTATTGACGGCTTTTTTGAAACTAAAGTTAATAAGAATCCGTTTAGAACTCTTATCGAATCTATTAAGAAATTGCGCCAAGCATACAAGGATAATGACAAAACGATTGATAAAGGCAAGGCTTGGGGAGAACTTGGTAAGTCAATTTCTAAAAGTGCCGACCAAGTAGCGGATCTCGCCAACTCTTTCCAAGAAATGTTTGAGGCTCTTGGCAACGAAGGCGCAGCAAAAGCAATGGAAACAATATCATTTGTTGCATCAGGTGTTTCATCAATCTCACAAGGTTTCGCAACAGGTGGTGTCTTTGGTGGCGTTACAGCGTCAATATCAGTCGGTCTTAGCGGTTTGACAAAGATATTCAATGCACACGATGCGGCAATTGAACGCTATATTGAGCTATCAAATCAACGTGTATCGCAACTCGAAAATTTAAGCGATGCAATTGATAGGTTGCTTGAACGCTCGTTGACAACATCAGCGAACACCGAACCCGACAGTTTGAAAGATGACATTGCGAAATACAACGCATATAAGTCGATTATTGAACAAGTAAACGCTGTACTCGCAAAAGGTCAAAAGATATCATACGGTGATTATATATGGTATGCAACAGCACTTGCAGTTGTAGACAAGTACAAGAACCGCATGGATGCTTACGAAAAAGGTGGCGTTTATGCTTATCAGCGCGAACTCTTGCAAGAAGAACTTGCAGAAAAAGAGTCACAACTTGCAAAATTAGAAGATGCTAAAGGTGACAAGTCCGAAGAAATCATCTCAACGCAAAAAGAAATTGCTGAACTCAAAGACGAAATTCTCGACTACGCAGAAGAAACTGCTGACACACTCTATGGTATCAACCTAAAAGACTGGTCAAGTCGAATTGGTGATGCGCTTTACAGCGCATGGCAACAAGGTGAAGACGGAGCAAAGGCTTTCCGCGATACCGTTGGTGATATCATGGGCGATGTTATGAACAACATTCTCAAAGTAAGTGTTTTGCAACCGGCAATGGAAGGCTTGCAAGAAAAACTCTTTGGCTCGGATGGTCTTAGCGGTCTCTTTGGCGAAGACTTTGACCTTAGTGACGCAGATGTCAAGACAATCGCTGATTACTTAATGGGTATCAGTGACAAAACAGAGGCTTACTACGATGCTATGGATAGAGTTGAAAAGCTATTGCAAGATGAGTATGGCGTATCAATGAAAGACGAAGACTCGTCAGGTATGACAAAAACCATACAAGGCGTGACGGAAGATACAGCAGACTTACTTGCAAGCTACATCAACGCTATTCGTGCAGATGTTTCGATGAAACGCGAATACTTGCGTGAAATCACTGACGAGTATATGCCGCATTTTTCAGTTGTAGCTGAAGCTCAATTGCGCCAACTTGAGGCTATTGCTATCAACACCGAAAACAATGCACGATACGCCAATGACATCAAGGAAATGTTAAGCAGTAATATTATAGCCGGTAAAGGCTTTAAAATGGCATAACACACATGGAAATAGAACAAATTAACTCGACATTACGCCAACAAGCTATAAACCTTGCAGCCTGCGCCAAAGGTATGCAAGGTTGGCGTAGTGACCTACAATTAGACGAATTGCTTAATTACTACAAGTTGCAATCGCAATTTTGTTTGGCGAAAGATTATCCGTCTTTAGAGTTTATCAAAGCAAACTTTGACAAGAAACTTTGCAGCATCTTTGGTATTTATATTGATGACGAAGGCTTAAACTTGAAACTCGACAACGGCACGTATATATTTCGTCAGGCACAAGCCACAATAGCAGTCAAGCAGATACAAGCAGTTGCATTGAAAGTATCTAATAGCGACCTTACTATCAATGTAGCACCATTTGCATCACTGACACTATCAATCTATAATGGTGGTGAATATAGTGTCAACGCTTATGATGGTGCAAGAGCAACAATCTTTGATTACAGCGATAGTGCAGCAAAAATTAACACACAAGGACAAGTAAATGTCTATAAGAAAATGTTACCATTTTGACAAATATATTGGTAAAAATAGCTATATTTGCCAATGACATAAAACACACGTTTCAAGATAATTCTTGCTCTAATATATGAACACATCGGATATACTCATCCAAAAGCCGACAGAGGAAACTGCAAACAACTTGTTAGAAAAATGGCAAGTTGCTTGCACTTCCTTTCCTTTTAAGATTATTGGCGATATCAAAGATTTGTCAAGCCGTGACTTCAACAACGAGCATGGCGAAGATACTTACTTCCCTCCACAACTCAAACAAAAGGCATTTGACATTGATTTGGAATTTGCATACAAAGGCTCAATCGGTCAAATCACAGCCAATTTATCTTCACTTGTCAGTTATCTCACAGGCGAAGACGATTTAGGTACTGAACTTTATATCTACGATAATAACAGCGGCAAAGGCTACGCAGGATGTTATCTCAAAGGTTCAAGTGACGAAGATCCGCACAAATCCAATTGTGATGAGGTAATGCCTTTTAAGCTAACTTTCCGCGTCACCAAACCGCATGATATAGTAGAGTTAAAGAATAATTCAATCTTACCAACAACATAAAGATGTAGGCTATGTGGAAGATATACAGCTCGGATGGCACAAAAGTAAGATATGAAATTGCCACATTGGAATACAACGGCACATGGATGGGTGAATGTTATATTACTGCAACAATAACAACACCTAAACCTATTACATGGGAAATTGGCGATTATACTGAATATCGTGGTGAAAGGTTTGAGCTTAACTACATACCTACGCTTGTTAAGTCACAAAGTGGTGTTAAAAGTGGCGAAGAATTTAAGTACGATACTGTTAAATTCAACTCACTTAGTGACGAATTGACACGTTGCGACTTTAACGATTATGTGTTGGAAGATAATGAACTGCATTACACAAGTTTGCCGAAATTCTCGTTTTATGCGCAGACTATTCAAGCACTTGCTGACCGCATACAAGCCAACTTAGACCGCATTTATACAGGCGATAAAAAGTGGACTGTTATCTGTAATCCTGAGTTGGTAGAGCGTACTGATAGAAACATATCCGTTGATAGCATCAATGTATGGGAGGCACTTGCATTGGTAAACAGCGAGTTTAAAGCAAACTTTATCATACGTGGGCGCACAATAACAATCGGCACATCGGGCATTATTATGAATGACGTGCTGAAAATCGGCAAGAATAAAGGTCTTTACGAAATAAAACGCCAAGCAGATGAAACACAAGCAATTATAACACGCCTTCGTGCTTATGGTTCAACGCGCAATATGCCTACGCGGTATTACAACAAGAAATATCCCAACACGATACCTAACAACATGGCTGTCTCTAATTTGATGCTGCCCGGCTTTCCCGACACGACATCAGACCCCTATATCGACAGCGATAATAAAAAGTTCTTAGGCATACGTGAGGCATCAGTATTTTTTGACGGATCTGACGAAGATTTAGATGAAATCTACCCTTGCCTTAATGAGGCAAAGGTTGTGTCGGCAGAACAAGCAACCGATGACGGAACATGGGATGATCTCAATGACGGAGATAATATCCCAAACTTTAAAATCACAATCGAAGATATTGGTTTCGACATCAACGACTATCTTTCTAACGAGGCGGCAACAATATCATTTAAGACGGGTAAATGCGCAGGTCGTGAGTTTGAAATCGTGTCATGCACCTATGACGCAACAAACAAGCACTATATTCTGAATTGCGCACGTGCTGAAGATACTGACATCGACTTATATTTTCCTAACAAATACTACAACATACAATCAGGCGATGAATATGTATTGCTCAACATTGAAATGCCTGATATTTATATTGAAGATGCAGCACAGCGATTATTGACAGCGGCAAAGAAATATCTCGCTGAAAATGACTATGTGCGCTATACATATACACCAAGTATTGACGAAATACGTCTTAAACGCCAAGACGATGAGGCACAAGTATCAAACGGCAAGATTGATAGTATCTATCAGACCATCAAAGAAGGCGATATAATGGCGTTTGATGATGAAGATATTGGCTCGGTTACAATAGCAATTGACACGCTGAAAATTACTGAAGAAGATGAGAAATTGCCAAAAGTAACAGTCACTCTTACAGATGAAAAGACCGTTGGCACAATTGAAAAAATCCAAAACAAGATTGACGCAATTGTTAGCGGTGGTACCGGCAGTGGTGCAACGACATCACAACTTAGATCATACATCGAAAAGTATGGCAAGAAAAATTTCCTTTCGAGAGTTGATGATGATACAGCATCCGGCTTAATTAAATTCCTTAGAGGTATCGAATTTGCCAACTCAAGCGGCATCGACTCAACGGGCAACGCAACGTTGGGTGATGTCAAAGCGGAAGATATTACAGCAGATGACATTACAGCAAGCGGAGCTATCACATCAAACAGTGTAACAACAGGTGCAGTCACAACAGATACGCTTGACGCAGACACTCAACAAGTCAAGAATATATATATCAAGTCGGGCGGTAAAATTGAGTCGAAATCATTTGACGCAAACATACTAACAGGTTATGGCTTTCAGATAGACAAAGACGGAAATGCCGTGCTTGAATCGGCAACAATCCGCAGAAGTCTGACCGTTCCCGAATTAGTCTACAACCGCGTTGATATTCAAGTTGGCGATAAATGGAACGCAGCCGGAGGTGGCACAATTGAAAGCGTTACAGCAGACACAGCAGCGACAGGAACAATCACTCTGAAACTGCAAGAAGGCGAAATCGGAGCAGTCGCAGTCGATGACATCTGCATGGGTATATTCCACTCGCAAGTGTCATCAGAGAACTCAACAGATAACTACGATGACGGCTGCGGCAACCGCCGTTTTGCAGGTTTTTATACGTGCTATTTCCGCGTCACTGAAATACTCGATACGACCGATAACTCAAAATTCCGCTATGCGCTGCGCCCCGTATCAGACAGCTATCCCACGCAATACCAACCTGCGGCAGCTATGGACTTTGTAGCCTACGGAAACTTCTCAGACACTGCGCGTCAACGCTCGTTCTATTTTACGCGCACATATCAGCGTTATCTCAGCGGTGTCAGCAATTGGCAGTTTAGCGATGATAACATCATGGCGCAGTTTGGCGAGATGTCAAATCTCAACAAGACAGACCAAGACGGGCGTGCGTTAGATGATTGGTCGATTTATCTGAACTCAATCTATTTCGGTGGCTCGATAAAGTATATACACTCTGACGATAATCCGCTGCGCTTGGAACTTAACACCAATGGCGATAACTTCATGGCTTGGGGCGAAACATTGCAACTCACGTCACGGGCGTATCGCGGTTGGAAAGATTACACCGATGAAGTCACCGCGTGGAAGATAGAGCGCGACAGCGGAGATGCTGTCAGCGATGCTGCATGGGCGTTGCGCGACAAAGCGAAGAACTTTGACGGAACGTATCAGTTCTATTATGGCGATACAACGGCTGACGGAACAGAAAGCGATTTGCCACTGAACGACATGACCCTTTCGGTGCTGTTCATCGTCACAGCGACAATCGGAACGCAGCAAGTACAATCAATATTGGAAATTTAAAGCAAGATAAGATATGGCAATAGTACAGAAAACAAGAGCAAGACGCGATTATGCACCGCTCAACATCGCTGCATCATTGCGCGTATATACTCCGTTGTCGACCAACGTACAAGTCTACGATACATCGACAAACACCTACGACCCGAACAGACAAAATACGCCTTGCGTAATATCTCCGTTGGTCGTAGTGACTGCATCAGATGGCTCATGGCGCAACGGAACGAACAACGATTTACTCTCTGACATCAAATGGTACGTCAATAACGAGCTAATCACAACTTTGTCGGATTGGACTGACCTCTACGAAATCATCGAAGATACAACGGAACTGCGCGGCTCAATAAAGATATTGCGTAACGTCAAGACATCGGAACGCTTGTCATTACGTTTTGAGGCTAAACTTGCCGACACCCGTTTTGGTACACTTGTTCCCGTGGTATCAGACGAAATCGTCTTGGCTACGACAGCGAGAACGGAAGATGCCTACACAATCCATATTTCGGAAAGTCAGACATCAAGCTACAACCCACTATTCGATTACAAAGACTTGGTGGAATACAAAAAAGCGCACGAAATCGCTGTCACAACCGAAGAACAAAACAAAGCCAACGCGACACAAAACGCATACGACACGCCAATTGTCGTTTCAGTGTACAAGGGCGATACGCTAATTAC